CCACGATGTGTAACAAGAAAATTAGATGTTTCAGCAACCGTCTCAAGCATTCCTTTTTTAAGTTGTTCATGAAGTTGCGTACTAAATGTTTCCCATGCTAACTCACTTATAAATAATTGTTCGTCAGGATCTATTTCGCCTCTTAACTGTTTAAAGACAGTCCTTAATCTTCCAAACTGTCTTAATATAAGTCTGTTTCTCATTTTCAGCTGTCTTTTTGCAATTATTTTTTTCTGTGAATTAGTCAGCTTAATTTTCTTCGTTTTCTGCTTCTTCGCCATCATCTTCCTCCTCAACTGGCTTTACATCTCCATAAATTTCTTTTAATGGTGCCATTCCTGTGTTTATTAAAATATCATCGCCATTTTCCACAGGAGGATATTCCAGCTCTGCTCTTTTCTCATTTATTGTTAAATAGCTGATATTGTTCAGCCTTTCCATTTTTGTATTCCTGTCTTCTTTTAAAACCTCAATCTTTGAAGTATCAAAATCAATACGTTCATTCAGTCCGAGTTTATCCTTAAATATTCCGTTCAGATGTTCGGCAATCTGTTCAGCCATTGGAATTATGTTTTCAGTATACAAATCCTTTTTAGCCTCTTTGTAGTTGCTGAATTTGCTGTTTGTCCTATCTCCTATCAATATACTCGGAACATTTAAGACACTGGCTGTAATGTTTCTTATTTCATCTAATGCTGTAAGAAAGTCAAAATCCTTCGGTGTAAAATCTCCGTTCTTTATGTCTATATCTGTTCCGTCTAATATAAGAGGAACTCCTGTATTTTTTGCCCCAGATTTTGATTTTATTTCCTCAAATAGTTCTTCCTTTTTCTTAGGACTAAGGAACTGCTTAACCAGTGCTATTATTTCCCTTTTTCCACCATTCTTTAATATTCCAACGTTCCATGCTGTAATATAACAATAATAAGCATGTAGCATTGTTAATGATTTAACTTTGCTTATTCCATGTCCAGCACCAGCAACATTGTCATATATGTTAATGCTTTTAATATATGTGAACTGTTCTAGCTGTTCTCCTGTATATTCTTTCATTCCTATTCTTATTCTTTTAATTCCATTCAGCACGTTTTGGTCATCATATTCAACTGTATACGTCCCTTTTTTTAGAAGAATAATTTCAGACTTTGTGAATAAGTCCTGCCTTAACACAAGTAATTCACCATATATTATGTAATAAAGAGAAAAATAATTAATCAGCTGATCCGTATTTAATATTTTTGACGGACTTCTTATAGTTCTATTGACATAGCTGTCTTTAACTTCAGTTATATTATCGTTATGCCCTTTTTTATACGTACTCCACATAAGATTGTTTATTGCTTCATTTATCCTCGTTATTGCACTTGACGTAAAAGGATTGTCATATAATTCATTTAAAAATTTTTCGCTGTCCTGTTTATAAAATCCGTCAAATATTCTTCCAAACTCATTTATTGATATAATCTGCTGTTTGTTTTTCCTGAAAAAATTTAAACCAAACAATTTATTCCTCCTTCCTTTTGTAGTAGTCTTTATTTAAAATATACGGAGTGTATTCACTTATTCCGTATTTGATAGCGTCAAATATATGCGGATCAATGTTAAATGGTTTTTGAGTTTTTGGATTTTTGGCAACAAGCCCGTTCTTATCCAAGTGCCATTTTAATTCGGTTAGTTCCCTGTAAGTATTGGGGCATACATTTTTATCTATAAATATATTTCTGAATGACTGTATTTTTTTTACCCCTGATTTACTCATATCAGGAGTTTTTTTAGCCGCATTAATCAGCAGACCGTTCATGTTATAAAAAGCTATCGCTTTCGGTTCTGCACTGTCCGCATATGTTACTTCTCCCTCGGCAATCATTCTTTGTATTATTTCTGTTTCTAACATTTCAGGATCCGTTAATTTGTTCTGATAAAATTCCTCGTAGATGTACAAATCATTCAATTCTTCGTCTATAACCATTCTTACAATTGCGTTGTACGAATGCTCAAATCCAAAATCAAAGCCTGTGTATCTGTTCCATTTATCAGCAATTATATTTTCTATTCTCTGCTGATCCATATGTCTGATGTTTCTAAAAATATTCTGCCCTGAACTGCCAAATCTTCCCAGTGTCTTTATCGCCCGCTGGAAATCATCTGTTTCATTTTCCAGTAATGCTACAAAGTCATCAGGAAGAAATTTATTGTCGCTGTATACCGAATGATGTAAATATATGTTTTCGCTGTATACTTTCCCACTTTTCAATTTTGTTTCTTCGACTACATTTATAATTCTTTCGTTGTATAAATCTAGTTCAGTCTTTCCAGCTTTATCAAGTATTGACATAAGATATTTATAAGTCCATACTCCATATTCATTTGGATTAGTTGTAAGAATAATAACGTTCCTGTTTCTTACCGAACGCAACCTTGCTTTAAGTTCCTTAAATGATTTAAAATCAATTTCATCTGCCTCTTCTATCCAAATAGTGTCAATATCCTTGATTGATTTTATTTTCCTTACATCATCAAGACCTCTAAAAATAAATTCACTGCCTGTTATCGTGCATTTTATACTCAAAGGACTTGTTGTTCTGTAAAAGTAGTTATTTAATTCTAATGTTTCAATACTACTTTCCAGGTCTGCAAAACAGCTCCCTCTTAAATTTTCCTTTACTTGTCTGACTACTAATATCTTTCTTTTTTTCATAGCAGACATTATTATCAATTTAAGTGCAGCATTATATGACTTGCTACTTCCGTATCCGCCTAACAGAAAATACACGCTCTTCTCGTTGTCCTTGATAAATTCTTTAAAGTGCTTATTGATTTCAGTTTTTATCCTCATACTTCAATCAACTCAATTTCTATTTTCGTATCTTCATTGTTGATTTTATTTTTACTCTTTTCAACTTCTATTTTTTCCAGCTGTAGCTCCTCATTTGAAAGTTGCTGGTCTATTTCAAGCAATTCATAAGGAGTTAACATCTTACCTGTTCTCATTAAATCCATACTCATTTTTTTTATAGTTTGATATGCTTTTTCGTATTCCTGTATCTTTTTAATGTTTGTTTCTTCTTTGTTGCTTAACTCATTAGTAGTTTTTATTATCAGATTAGCTTTTGCAACCTCTGTATTTTTTAATATCTTGTAAATGTCGCCTTTGTACACTTCATCTACAATTCTTTCAAGGTATTCCTCGGTACGCTCCTGTCTTATTTGCCTTATATTTTTAGCCTTCTTATAATAAGCGCTCTTTTTTATTCCGTACTTTTCCATTACTTCGTTTTTTGGCATTCCATTTAAAATATCTTGCTGGATTTTTATTTCATTTTCATTTGCAACCATTTTCAACTGGTTGCGTTTTTTGGTTGCACTTTTTTTTCTGATGGTTGCACTATTCTCTTTTTTTTTAATCCATTTCCCTCTGCTGATCCAACTCTTGATAGTTCCAACTTTTTGATTGTATTTTTCAGCCAGTGCTCTTATACTTGTTCCGTTTTCGTATTCGGTTTTTATTAACAGCTTTATGTCTTCATTGCTCATGCTCCTATCTCCATTTATTCATCTTCATTTTCTTTTAAATCATCTTCACTATAAAATTCTTTAAAATGATTTTTTATCTGCGTTACATCGCCCTTATAAAAAATCAATATGTTTTGATGTATCTTTGTTATTTTTCTGCTTATATTAAATGCCCTGCCAGCTCTTATAGCTGCACTACCGACTGGTTCTCTATAAATCACCTGGTTGTAGTAGTTAAGCCCAGCCTTTTCAAATGCCTCTATGGTATCACCGACAAAGTCTATTAACTTTCCTTTTTTATTCCTCACATCTCCAACAACAAATATTGCGAATCTGTTTTCTTTTAATTTGTTGCAGTGATTTTTAATTATCCTGTTGTACTTATCTTTAAACTGTTTGTATTCCATATTTGATAAATCATTTTTATTATCGCTGTACACTTCCAGGTCTAAATATGGAGGACAACTGAATATTAAATCCTGTGTGCCGTCTTCGACATATTTACCTACATTCTCACTGTCATCTGTTATGAAATTAGGGGATATTTTTAATTCCTTTGCCTGTGTCTTGTTCTGTTCTGTCTGTTCTTCCCTTATGTCAAATCCTGTGTATTTGAATCCTAGAAGTTCAGCAACAGCACCACGCACACACCCCCCCGAAAATGGGTCAAGCACCTTTATTTCCTTGCTTTGTGGCGTATACCATTTATAAAATACTTCGCATATTGCACCATCAAAAACGCTTGTTCCATAATTCTGCCCTATAAGGCTTTTATCTCTTCCCTTGCTACTATCAAAGAGTTCTTTCCATTTGTTTTTGATGTCTAGCCAAGGACTTTTATTTGCGTCTATAATGGAAAAAGGCGGTATTATAAACTTGCTTTCCAGATTGCCCTTTTGCTCCTCTGTTGCAGCTCCATATTTATCCGTCAATAATTCATCTTCTATTTCCATTATTTCCTGAAGCTCTATTTCATCAAATCCTAACAACGATGTGTCAAAATCTACGCTTTCAAGCTCTTCTATTTCCTGTTTTAATATTTCTGTGTTAAAACCTGTATTCAATGTATACTGATTATCCGCTATCATATAAGCTTTTTTATCTTCTTCTGTTAAATCCGTATGTCTCACTACTTGCACATCACAATAACCTAATTTTTTTAAAGCCATATATCTTCCATGTCCTGCAAGGATCATATTATTTTCATCAACTATAATTGGACTCCTGTAACCTATTTTCTTTATAGTTTCTGATAATCCCTTAATCTGCCATTCAGGATGTTCTTTAGCATTGTTTCCATACATTTTTATCTTGTCTATGCTAATCTTTTCTATTTTCATATTTTCCCTCTCTTTTAAATTCTTTCCCACCAACCACAACCGTCCCTTGTTAAACTAATGGACTCTATATATAAATTCAGAAGGAGGCTAAATAAAAAATGACCGTAATTATAAAATCAAGGTTTTACCCTTAACTCTATAAATACGGTCATCTTAATATTCATGTACTCAATATTTATAATCTTATTTAATTGTCTTGAAACTTACACAACTTAGGTTGCCTTATTATTCGCATACTCTTTTTTATATTGTGCTGTTTCTGTCTTCTGTATTGTTATTGTGCCGTTCGGCTTTCTTTCAATAATAACACTTCCGACTTTATTGCTTTTTAAAAATTTTTCTATTTCTTCAAGTTCTTTATTTATGCTCATTTTACCTCCTATATTATATCACATTTATGCTTTTTTTACAAACAAAAAGACCAGTTTCATTTGGTCTTTTCTTGTTTTTTATTCAGTTTTTCTAGTGATTTGCACAAATTTCCTTGTGCTTTTTTAAGTTTTTTATTTAATTTTTGCATTGCAACTGCTACTCCTGAAAAATCAACCATTTTTCCTCCTGAAACATGTTAATATATAGTATAATTATATACTAACAAACTTAATTATTCAACTGCCATTGTCCTGTTATTTCTATTTCTTCTCCTCATAGATTTCTAAAGTCCCATGGATTTCATCATCTTCAATCACAAATATTCTATCATTTGTAGTTTTGTAATAAAATAATGCAAATCCGTCGCCATCTTCTTTTTTCTTATCTAATTCAAGCAGTTGACACATTTCAATCAGAAGTCCTTTTTCCAGCAAATTATTATCCCAAACTTCTAAAAAAATTCTTTCATAATCTTGCTTTTCTTTAACAGTCATTCTTTATCCTCCTTAAACGCTTTAAAATGCCCTTTATATATTTTCTTTAATTCCTTTACCTGATCCTCATTTAATTTAATTCCTCTTATATCATATTTTCTTTCAAATGATTCAACGCCTATGCTGTGCTTTTCTGTATGATGATGTCGGCAAAGGGATATATATTCCCCCTGCCCTTTGTCATGTGCGTATCCGCCTAAACTTCCAGCTGACTGCCAGTGTTCCATATCTACTTGACTTCTATTGCATACAGCACATTTTCTATGTTTTAATTTTGCATATATGTATTTCTCCTCATTCTGTTCTTTATAAAGTTTCTGCATTTCTTCCCACATTGCTATATCATTCTGTAGAAAGTAATCAAATAAGAAATTAGTAAATTCTATCGCTTCAAGATTACTCATCATTTTAATTGCTAAACTAAAAGTATCGTTAAGCTTAATTAGTAGCATTTGCATTTCTTCCGTTACAAAATCCATTAAATCGCTTGTAATTATATTGATTTTACTTTCCCTGCTGTAATTTTTATCAATAACATTTCCTATTCTGTCTTTAAGCTTTTCTTCTAAACTCTTAAAAGGCTCGTACTCCTTTATGTTTTTCCCGCTGTATCTGATATAGAGTTTCTTTAAATCTTCCTTCGCTTTGTAAAGAAAATAGTCTGAAATGGCAGGCTTCTCTTTACTGGTCTGCCAGTTTATGTCTACGCCTTTTAATTTATAAGCGTAGCAATCAATAAACCAGTAGATTAATTTTTGATTTTCCCTCGACATACGTTTTTTCATGTTCTACACCTTAAATTTCCCTTTTCTCCATTTGTGACGCAAATCCATAAATGCCACACGGCGTTTTTCTTTTGTTTCTTCTCGAGGTTCATACATGTTGCTTTTATTCTGTATTTCCTGTCTTGATTTCACAACATTGTTTATTGAGTATTTATCATATATTTCTTTTGCCTTATATTTATCAATAATCCCGTCTTCCATTAACATCAGACAGAAAATCATCGTGTCAGGATTTTCTACATCTCTCGTAATAGGATAATTGTCCAGTACCTCAATCACTCTTTCCCTCATTCTTCTTGCCATGTTTCCTCCTCAAATAAGCTGTTAATGTTATATTTAAAGCTTATACGTTTCTTTTCCTGTGCTAATAAAATTCCTATTTCTTTAACTTCCGCTATATTTATACTTGCCTTTGTTGTATTTTTATAATGTTCATAGAATTTTCCAACAGGCACAGCATAAGTTTCTTCTAAATCTCTGAAATTTAGCACCATATAAGCCTTAACTCCGTTCTTTTCTGTTTCCTTTTGCAGATCATATAAAAATGTCATCTGCTCATCTACATTGCTTTTTATATTACTGAAAGCCATTGACTTTCCTAAAAAAGATTTGAGTTCTACAAGGACTAATTGTCCGTCCCTGTAGAGTATAAAATCGCATAAGTTTCTATTTTTCAGCCTTACCATTTCGCCATTGGCTCCAGTTCTTGTGCTCCCATCTTTTAATCTATGCAGGAATATATTTTCTTTATCTATGCTTTTCTGAAAGTCATTCTCAAATCGTTTACCTGGATTAACTGCCATTTTAAGATACCACCTCGGCGTCTTCTATCCTGTTGCTTAGCACAATTGTTGCTCCATATATTCCCTGCTTACCGTCCTTTGTTACAGTTATTTTTCCTGCTTTTATTAGCTCTGTAACAATTTCAGTACATTCTTTTGACTTGATATTAGTTTTTAGTTGTATATCCCTAGCTTGATAGTAGTAAGGCTGATTTTCTTCTATAAATTTTAAAATCTTGCTTTCTTTTTTTAGTTTCTCCTTTTCTAATTTCTTTAAATTTTTGTTTTCAGCAGCTTCAAATACGTCAGAGGTATCTTCTATAGTCTGCTCCTCTTTTTTTTTCGTGTCAGGCTGTTTCTTAAGTCTGTCGGCTTTATATTCAATTCTGTATGTCCCATATTCTCCTTTTTCTATTCTTTCAATTGTACGATTGATTTTGAATTTAACCATTTTTATTATTTTCTCTATCATTTCAGTTTTGAAAATGTTGGAATTATCAACTAATCCCTTTATTAAGTTTCTTATCATTTTTGTTTTATTGATTTGTAACGCTATAACAAAACAGTCTGCTATTTCCTCAATCATATTACTGTTGTCTTTATAAAAAGATTTTCTCCATGATCCGTGTGCCTCATGCAGTTCTTCAATCTCTTCATAAAGTTTCAGCAACTGCTTTTCGGCTCCAAAAAATCTTTTTATTTTTAATAGCTTTTCCCTGTCCTCACTGTTGAACAACAATTCCTTTACTGTTCCGCCGAATAACTTGCTTGAATTAATATCTTTTATGATTTTCTTTGCTATTTCATCAATCTGCTGCATATTTTCAATGTCAGTTATTTCTAACATTTCAGACATTCTCTCTGTGAATTCCTGTTCTGTTACGTTTTCCCTCTGATTGTCGCTTAAAAAGTTGTTATATATGATATTTGATATTTTGTCATTTTGAAATTCAGCACTTAATTTTAAATCACTTCTTTTAAAAACAAACTGAACTTTCTTATCCTCTACACTCTTCTTTATCAATTTTGCTCCATCTAAATTATAATTTGCTTTACATTCTCTAATCATGTAATCAACTATATTATTTTCTAACATATCTTGCTCCTCCTGAATTTTTTTATTTAAAATAATGAAATTTGGCTTTCACTTTCAATGATTTTTTCTATTCTTTCTGCTACTTTAGTCCACGACAACTGCACTTTTTCAGTATTTATGCCAGTTCTTTTTACAAACTCGACCCCCTCTGAATCATATGAGCAACTACTTATAAAATCCCCATATCCTGGTATACCCCAGCCTCCTGTTCCGTATATATTTTTTATATATTCAACTTTCCCAGATTTAGAACTACATTTTTTAAAAAATTCTTTCGCTTTTTCAAAATGCCGTTGTTTTAGTGCTTCATCTATATTTTTTCCTGTTATCATTTAATTTCTCCAATCTTTTTGAGAATTTCAATATTTTTTGTCAACTGCTGCAAAAGCTTTTTATCTTCTTTTTCCAGTTTTTTCATTTCTTTTTCTATTTCATCTCTACGCTGTTTTATAGCCTTGTTTTCCAGCTTTATTGTTTCTATTTTTTTCACTCTCATTTTTCCTCCTAATACAAGTCTTCAAAGTCTTTTTTATATAAGTCTTTTCTTCTGCTTTCCCAGTTGAAAAGATATTTTTTACATTTGCTCTTGATCCTGTCCATTAACTTGTCACTGCCATTTATTTTTAAAAACTCTTCCAGCTGTGCATAATCCAAATTGCTATTTATAATCATTGATTTATCATTTTCATATAGAAAATTTAAAATCATGAACATTTTTTCTTTTCCCCAGTCACTTAAAAATTCATTTCCGAGGTCATCAAAAATAACTAATTCAGATTTTGAAAGTCTTTCAATCAAAAATTCATCATCTTCATCATTACGCTTTTTATAGCTTTCCCTTATCTCTTCAAGCAAAGCAGATAATGATGTTCTGTACACTAAATACTTTGAATTTAAAGCGTTCATTATGCAGTTTGTGTAAAATGTTTTCCCTGTTCCAGGATTTCCTATCATTACTATTCCAAGTCCTTTTTTCTTTATTGTTTCAAAGTTTTCGCAGTACTTCTGAAAAGATTTTTTAAATTTTTTCTCTTCAGAACTTAGAATTTTCGCATTTTCAAATCTTTTATACCAGTCCTGTTCTGTAAGTCTTGAAAGCTCCATGTATTTATAAATATCCTGCTGTTTAAAAATACTGGCTGGTACACTCTCGACATTAGTTCCAGTCATCAAATCCTTTTGTGTAATCTGGTTTTTTGGAGTGCCTATCTTCCTGTTTTCTGCTATATCTTGTATTGTTTGAATTCCCATTATTTCCCTCCTTTACTTCATATACATCTAACCAGCATTTATCTTCCGACTGATTAAGCATTTTAATAGCTGTTTCCTCATTGCCTATTTTTTCTAATTTTTTAAGCATCCGTTTTACTGAATTTTCTGTCATAGGCTTTTTAATACTTTTTCGCATTTTCATATAACTTTCAAATGCTTCTATAAATTCCTTGCTCCTATATATATATTTATTATTTAATATTAATCTTGTAATATTAATTCTTGTATTATTCTCCTCAATCTTTTTATTGATAGGGGTATCAATCTTTTCATTGACA